ATAAGAATTGCACCTATCTCCATTACTTCCACCTCCCTTCGTGTATTTCGTTATCTTGAAAGACGCACTCAATCGTACGCCAAGTTCCGTCTGCGAAGTATTCACGCTCTCCACAGCCTGCTAACCACTCAATCAGCACGCCTGCGAAGAACATACCTATCAATGCACACATAATTACGCCTAGTACCAAGTCCCAAAATGGACTGATGACGCACTCTCGTGGTTGTGTTTGATGTATCGCAGGATTGATTGCAATGGGTTTCAAGTCTCCGTTCTTGTTTATGTACAGAGTCGGTCTACCCGTGTCGGGGTCGTAGATTATTGTTCTGCCACCCCTTTTTACGCTTGATATTTTATCAGGCATAATATTCTCCTTTCTTGGTTTGCTATCCGAGTGTATCATATGTGGGACAGATGTTAAGTAATATTTTAATGTTATCATCCTTGTATCCCAAACATTGACTTACACTCCCGTACTGGCAGACCAGTCTGCATATGATACTTGACCATTTTCTGCCAGTTTTGGTAGTTCTTGCGTCTAGCAATCTGGTCTTTGATTTCCTGTGGCGTACCACCATTCCTCTCCAACCATTTTTGCGTAGACAACGAGCAAAGTATTGCGTTCTTGTAGTATGTGAGTGCCTCTGTTGGCGTAACTGCATCAGTCATTGTGCTTTTTCCTCACGATAAGTTCGCAATCGTTTGTGCTGATAGTCGCTATCGCACTCTCAATATCGCTCTTCACTTGCGTGTCATTGCACCCAAGCATTTCAAGTTTATCCAATGATTGTGCGAGTGTGTTGCACAAGTCATCAGCCGAGTACGATTCAAATGTGAACCACTCGTTGGTGTTTGTGTCTTTTGCTTTTGGCATAAGACCTCCTTTCGTGTTGTGGTTATGTTGTTGTGGTTGTGTGTTTGTGTTTGCGTAGCTGAACTTCGCTACCATTCATCACAAAAAAAACCCCACATCCGATACACGGATGCAGGGTTTTGATTGGATTGCGTGGGCTTACTTGCCTGCTCTCGCTCTAGCGTCTTGCTCGGCTTGAGCCTTCACGCTCGCAGGTGCGTTAGATTTCACCAACGCAAGCGAGACACCACCTTCGGCAGTCAGGAAGGGATATACCTCCGTAGCCAAAGGCTTGCTCGCGTATGTGATTGGCTTCGGTGCTGAAGTCCTGTCTACGACAGCGAACTTGGGGTCTAACGCGAGCATACACGCGTCTGCTGTCCCAAGGTTTTTGGTTAGGTTCTTATACGCACGCCCAAGGGAATTATTATCCTTACGCTTGTTGAACCTACGCACTAGTTCGCCGTAGAATGGTTGTGCTTCTGCAAGGGATTTCGCAGACTGCACGCCTGATACTAGCTCAACGCTAGTGTACTGATTTATAGCTTTCATATTACACTCCTATGTTAGTTTATGTTGCTATTGTTTCGTTGATTGCTGACCAACCAACTGCCCTTATTATTACCCCCTCCCCCTTTTAGGGGGAAGGACGACCACCGACTTAAACCCTTGATATGATTAGCTAAAGCTAATCAAGGACGATATTTTGACGACTTCCCACTAAAGTGGGAAACTAGGTTGCCAAAATGTCCCTAGATAGGACTAAATATGGTAGTAAAATCAGTAGTTTATGTCGTATATTGTACAAATTTGTGACACTATGGGGGGTAATAGGCGACCCGCCGACCATCGCGTGTGTGTCATCGCTGTGGTGTCCGAAATTTCGCACCAATTTTTCAAACTAGGAGTAAAAAATGCCGAATGTTAGAAAGAATCCTAACCCAGTAAAATCAACTGGCAGCTTACCTCCAGTAACTCCAATAGAAGTAGACAGAGTTCGTAGATCCGTGCTGGATGTAGTAAGAAAGAACATACCAAAGGTACGATCTGTACTGGATGGCAGTCAGAACTGGAGTAATCAGCAGGTTAGGTTGTTTAGTGTTATGTTAAATAAGGTAATGCCAGACTTACACCACTCATTTAACGAGCACAGCATAGAACATAAGAACGTAGACCAGTTATCTATCCACGAATTAGAAGAAATCGCTGCACGGGCAGACGAATTAGATAAAGATGTGGTAGATATAGAAGAATATAAAGAATCTAAAGGAGAAGTGGATGGCGAAAAAAGCAAAACGTAGCGGACCCTGTAAGGGTAAGTCGCTCAATAAACCATTTAGAACTCCCGGTGGACCCAAGAAGTCTGCTGTGTGTGTAAAGGCTGGATCTAAAGTGAAGATAGTTCGCTTTGGGGATCCAAAAATGAAAATCAAAAAAAGTATTCCAGCAAGAAGGAAGTCATTTAGGGCAAGACATAACTGTGCTAACCCCGGTCCAAAGACCAAGGCACGTTATTGGTCTTGTAAGGCGTGGTGATATGGCAAAATTATGTGCAAGAGGTAAGGCTGCTGCTAAAAGAAAGTTTAAGGTATATCCTTCGGCATATGCAAATATGTACGCATCAGCAGTTTGTTCGGGAAAAATAAAACCCGGAGGTAAAAAGAAATCTAAAACAAAAACCAAAAGGAGAAAAAAGAGATGAAGTATAAACCAATGGTTAGTGGATGTAGCGGTGGAAAGAAAATCCCTGTAACTAGTAAAAAAGATACCAAGAAAACTGTTCAGGCAAAACCACAATGAGTCTCCGTAAGTGGGTAAAAGAAAAATGGGTAGATATCGGTGCCCCTAAAAAGAATGGGAAGTACCAACCCTGCGGAAGAAAGAAAGGTGATGGTCGCAAGTATCCAAAGTGTGTGCCATTGTCTAAAGCAAGAAAGATGACCGCATCTCAAAAACGATCTGCTGTAAAAAGAAAAAGAGCAGCAGGGAACAAAGGACCAAAACCTACTAACGTTTCAACATACGCAAAAAAGAAAAAAAAGAAATGACGATTACAAAGATAGAAGCCGCTAGAAGGCTTCTTAAGTTAAAGAAGGCTCAAGATAGCTTTGTGGAATTCGTAAAGCTTATGAATCCAGATTTTACTTTTGCCGACTTTCAAATAGAACTAATGGAGAAGTTAGATGCACTTGAAAAGGGAACTCTTGGAAAACAACGACTACTTATTACAATGCCACCAAGACACGCAAAGTCGTTTCTCGCTACTGTGCATTTTCCAGTCTATTATCTATCACGTAAACCGAATCGCAACGTACTCTCTACCTCGTACAATCAGGACTTGGCGAAGACATTTGGTCGTCAAGTACGCGATCTGGCACGCGAACCTTTTGTTAGCCAAGCATTTCCTGACTTTGCGATGTCGGAGGAAAGCAGAGCGGTAGATGACTGGCGTACTACAATGCTTGGTACGTATTATGCTACGGGCATTGGTGGTTCTACTACGGGTAGGGCTGCGACTTTACTTATTCTTGATGATCCAGTTAAAGCACGTGAGGAGGCAGAGAGTGCGACCCAGAGGAATAAAACGTGGTCGTATTATGTATCGGCTCTTACAACAAGAAAGCAACCTGAGCCTGATGGAACTAAAAGCATTGAGATTGTTATTCTCACGAGGTGGCATCCCGATGATGTTGCGGGACGTCTTATGGAAACAGAAGACTGGAAAGAAAACGAATGGGAACACGTCAACTTCCCAGCAATCAAGAAAATTGGCGGAGGGAAAAAATCAGTAACTGACCTACCTCCTGACGACCCAAGGTTTGTACCCAGTGGTAAGCTAAGTACTGTGTCACCGGGGAAAAGATATTATATAGACGAGAAAGAAGAACCTCTTTGGAAAGAGCGATTCCCATTAGAAGAATTATATAAAAGAAGAAGATTAGACCCACGAGAATTTGCCTCCCTTTACCAACAAACACCATATGTTCAAGGAGGAAATCTTATAAAAAGTTCTTGGTGGAAAAGTTACGATCATACAACTCAAGAATATATGTCTATTATAATAGCTGCTGACACAGCTTTCAAGAAAACAGAACAAGCAGACTATTCAGTTCTTATGGTTCTAGGTATAGACCAAGGCGGTGACATATACCTTATTGATTTAGTAAGGAATAAATGGGACTTCCCAGAATTAAAAAAAGCTGCAATAGGAATAAATACTAAGTGGAGAGGAAAAGGTCTGAGAGGTATATATGTAGAGGATAAAGCTAGTGGTCAGTCACTAGTACAAGAATTAAAAAACCAGTCTGGTGTTTCAGTTATTCCTTATAAGGTTGTTGCAGATAAGGTTGCAAGACTCAATGCCGTAACGCCAATGATAGAAGGTGGTAGGGTTCATCTGCCTAAAGAAGCACGTTGGTTAGATGACTTTATGGAAGAAGCTCAGTCGTTCCCTAATGGTAAGCACGATGACCAAATAGATGCACTGTCTCTAGGCTTAGATGTGTTAAGTAGGATGTCTGGCTTTAATCAAGATGCTATGAATGTACCAATAGAAGTAAGTGGATCACTAAATGCTTCATTTAATAGAGATGTACCTAACGAATGGAAGAAAAATCTAACTGACTCTAAATCTAAACGCTTTGTCGGTTGGGGTGAGTTATAGGACGATTTACAATAAGAACTAATGTATAAGGGATAATTATGGACTATAGAAACCAGACAACAGACCCCAATGATATTGTAGTTGACCTTTCCAAACATATGGAAAAGTTAACTCAGTATGAAGACATATCTGATGACTTGTCACAGGAAGAGGAAGCCAAGCTCATTGATTATGTCAGAGCCGCATCTAAGATGTCTTTTGAAAGGATATCTAGACGATACGACCATTGGAGGGATGCTGATAGAGCACACGATGTGTGGGTTCCGGCAGACAGCACGAAATTTCGGGAAAAAGCTGTTGTAGCGGACACACGAGCAATCGCAGACACTGTGCTTACGTATATGATGGCTGCTTTGACTGGACGTAATCCAATGTTTCAGCTTGAAGGTATGAACCGGAAGTCCAGACGCTCAGCATTAATATTAGAAAGACTACTACACCAACATATGCGTAGAACTGCTGGTGAGGCAAGACTTGCTCAAATGCTCTTAGATAGTATTAGGTACGGATTTGCACCAACTAAAGTTATATGGGACGCTAAGAAGAACACTAATCACATAATCAACTTTGATCCAAGGCGTGTGTTTCCTGATCCTCGCGTTAACTGGGGTGATTGGGATAGGATGCAGTTTGTAATCTTTGGAGATTATGTCTCCACAAACGCTTTGGTATCAAGTGGTCTATATCCAAAACTAAATAAGTATCCCGGTCTAAGACGTAAGGGTGGCAGAAAATCATCTTGGGATGCACACAAACATTGGAGAGAAGAAGGCAGAGGATTATCAATTAATCCAGAAGAACCTGTAGGAAGCGAGAACGGACATCATTTTGTTCTGGATAACGCTCGTATAGTAGACGAGATGTGGGTTCGTCTACAGGGTTACGAAGTAGGAGTTCCGGGTATTGAGCAGTTATGGATGTGTATAACTGTAGTTGATGAAGAAGCTATTATCAGATGTCAGCTAAACCCTTATGGACAGCAGTTTCCAATAGTAATGGGCGGTCTGTTTCAAGATAGCCACAAAACATTTAGTCAATCTTTATATGATTTATTACTTCCATTGCACGAAGTATCAAGCTGGTTACTACGTTCACGTATAGACAACGTACAGGCAGCACTAAACAATTTAATGTTCGTAGACCCAACACAAGTTTCTATACCAGACCTTATAGATAGAAACCCTTGGGGTGTTGTTCGTACAATGCCGGGTGCAAAACCGGGTGATGGAGTGTTTATAGCTCAGGTTCCAGATGTAACTAAGGGACATTGGAATGACATTGCAGCTATGTCAGATTTAAAACAAAGAGTTTCAGCAGCTTCTGATGCACAACAAGGTGTGCCAACAGCAGACGGCATTAGGACTGCAACAGAGATTGCAAGACTTACACAACTTGGTTCGCAAAGGTTAGGTGTATTAGCACGTATTATGTCCGCAACAACTGTAAGACCTATGGTAAGAATGATGGTTCAGAACTTACAAGACGCATTATTCTTAGAAGGTTCTCTAAAGGTTGATGTAGATAAAGCTCCGGGTATGCTTCTTGCTGATGCTCAAGACGGATATGTAGATTTTGACGTACAAGGGCTACAGGGAAGCGTAGACTACTTAGTCATAGACGGAACTTTACCAATTGAGCCTACAAGAAACGCAGAGACTTGGATGAATATGCTTCAGATTGTTAACCAGTCTGGTCTACAAATGGAGTATAAGGCAGGTAAAATTGTTGAAGAAGCTATCAGAGCTATGGGTGTTTCTGACCTTGACCAGTTCAGAATATCCGAAGAAGAAAAACAGATGGGTATGACGCCATCACAACAAATGGCTATGATGGAGAAACAAAGAGGTGTGTCTACAGGAGCACCACAACAAACAGAAACGATGTCTCAAGAACAATTAATGAGAGAGGCAGAAGCTGGGAACATAGTTCCAATGCAGGGAGGAGGGCAATAATGAAATCAGGTCAGCTAGAAAAACCAAGTAAATTAGAGCCTTTGGCAAAAGATTATATAAAAGCTTTAATTAAAGAAGCAGTAGAAGCTTTAAGGGAAGAATTAAAAACAGAAATAATCTCTTCTATGGCGGGACGACAAATTCAGGAAAAAGGTGATACCAATGCAGATAAGTTGCGAATGGACGACTTAGAGTCAGAAATTGGTAAACTATGGGCACGATACAGAGAGGATGATAAGTTCACTATGACTCGTGCAAAAATTGTTAATTGGATGGAAAAAAACAGGATTGAATAATGACAACAGTACCTACAACGCCTAAGTCGGAACAGATACAATTCAGGTCTGAAAAGACAGGAACGCATAATCTAGATACGTACTTAGAAGCTTGTGAATTAGGAACAGCACCTAATGTAAAAACGCTACCTAATGTACTGGGAACATTATTTGATAACTCTACAGGAGCAGTAAATTCAAGTGCTGTTCAATTTAGGATTAAACCTAATACTGAAGAAAACATCCTACAAAATAGATTTGGAACATACACCAACGCAAATGATGGTTGGGTTGATATGGACCAAACTATTTTCAGACAAAAAGGAACTTATGCTGGTGGTGTATCATACAACAGATTAGATATGGTAGAGCATCAGGATAAATTTTGGATCTGCAAGGTCGCACATACAAGCACAGGAACATTAGATACAACTAAGTTTAATGTTGTGTTTGATGGTAACAACGTTCTTGCAGCAATAACAACATTTAACCAAACCACTGCACCAAGACTAAAGCGACTAGAGGACGAAGTTTTGTTACAGTTGGGCGTAGTATAATAGAAGGAGAGGTCTTATGGCTATGAACACACTAAAGGAGTTGGTTGAGGCGATAAAAACGCGAAGTAAAACAATCGCTGAAACAACTACCGGAACAGTCGCAGGGTCAACTGCGAACGATATGGTTTACATCGCAAAGGCGGTGGAAGCTATCACAGGTGCAGATGCACTGCTTCAACTATTTGATGAAGCAAACGAACCATCAAAAGTTTTTGATTACTCGGTAGCGACAAACGGAGTTTGGACGCTAACGATAGACGATATTTCTAAACCAGTACTTAAGTTTACGCAGGCATCCTCTCCCAGCCAAGCTTCACTTACTGTAGTGGTGCCGAATCGTGGTTTCACGCAAGTCATTAAAAACGAAACAACTAAAGACATTTATGTTCAGTACTCTGGTGAAACGAACAATGCTAACAAAGCAAAAGTTCAACCCGGAAAAACTGGATGGGTCTATGGTGATTACGTTGCTAGTGGCACAAACAAAGTACAACACGTAGTAGACGTAGAGGCTATCACAGCTTCTTTGACTACTGTCACTACTGACCAAGGAGATATGATCTACAGACAGGGAGCACCAAGCGGAACAACGTTTGATATCTCAGTCCAAGTACAAACAATCTCTGGTGGTAACAGATTTGTATTTAAATATCCGGGATATCAGAACTATGCTTCAGATCAAAGCTTCTATATCTATCCGGGAAAGACTTATAGATTTGATACTTCACACTCGTCCAACGCTGGACACCCACTAAAATTCAGTACAACAAAGAATGGTACTCACGCTACACCAGCAGGAACAGAGCTTTTAGATATTGCTCCTACTGATAGCACAAACGACATTACTTACACAGGAACACCGGGACAAACTGGTGCTCTTACACAGATTGCCGTACCATCTGACGCAACTGCTGATGTGATTTATCCTTACTGCTCTAGTCATTCTGGTATGGGCGGTAATGCTCAACTTGATCTAGTAACAGCCACAGGCGAAGCAAGGCTTGGTTTAGGTGGTGCTGGAACCTCGTTGATGGTGAATCATAAACAAGGGAAGCCAGAGTGGGATTTTGCAGGTAAGCTTGGTGGGTTTGCATACCGAGGACACACAGACCTTGAAGGTCGTGTTGCTGATCCAAGGCATCCGGGATATCCGGGAACAAGCGGTAATGGTTATACACGAAGCGACTTCTCTATTCTTAAAGAAGTAACAGATTCTGCTAGTTTTTCACTACACGCTAATAAAGGTATCTTCCCAGTTGCTTTTTCTCAAACACAAGAAAACGTTTATCGTGGAAGTGCAGCTGTAGTGCAGCATTATGATAACGGACACAAAGTTCCAATGTTCTGGGGAGGATCAACAAATTACTCTCTGCCAGATCCGTCAAACGGAAACTTTAAATCATTTACGCCTAATGCGTATCGTGATGCAAATAAAGGTTATGACATTGCTAATTCAGAAGATCAGTTGGGTGATTGTCTACAAGTTTGCCGTACTTACTCAACTTCATTCTATTTAACAACAAACGGAAAAGTGTGGGCAGGTGGATACAATAATGTTGGAGCAGTCGGAAACGGCGGGACTTCAAATGAATATCGTATGCGTCCAGTTTCATTTCCCGGCTCCGCTGGAAAAATTATCCAGTTGGCAGTTCCGGGGTATGCTTCCACTAATATTACAATTATGGCTCTAGACGAAAACGGAAAAGTTTGGGGATGGGGCTATAACGGACACAACCAACTTTCATCTAGTAATACCACTAACCAAACAATCCCAGTTGAAATGACTGGTATTAGTGGTAAGGATGTAAAGGGTATTGCTGTTATTGACTCAGGTTATCCAACTTGTTACGCAATAACTGGACCAGTAGACGGATATAAGGTCTACGCTTGGGGTTATAACGGAAACAACCAGTGTGGTAATGGAACAACAAACAACGTTCCTATGGGTTCTCCACAGCAACTAGAAGCTGGTTCTGGCAAGAAGATTGTTAAGTTCTCTGCGGCAGGTGCTAATTCAGCTGGAGGTATCTTTCTCTTAAATGAAGACGGAGCCTTATACTACAATGGTTATAACAACACAGGTCAGGCTGGAGATAACAACGCTACAGGTAATAAAACTACTCCAAATCTAGTAAGTACATTTAATACAGCGACTGCTGGACTAAAAGTTCTAGATATGTGGTGTGGTGGATACAATCAGGGAAATGCTGGAGCAACTACAGATAATGGAGATTTCTATATCTGGGGTTCAGCAGGAAACGGACAATGTGGTAATGGATCATCTTCTGGATCGCAAGCCGTTCCACTAAAAGTCAATGGTGTTCAATGGGTATCTAAGATGATATTCCCATTTAGTGTAACAAGTACATCATACTACTACGCTATGACTTTATGTATTGCACACAAAAACGAGGAAGATTGGTACAACAAAGTTAATGGGTACATTTTTGCTACTGGTTATCCACAAGCAGCAAAAGGTATTTATGGTGTTGCTACTGGTGTTACAACAACATCTTGGACTCCTGTAGGTATGCCTTATGGCTACCAAGGTAAAGTCAGAGATATGTGGGCAATGGGTTATGGCTCAAGTAATACTCAGGAATCAGGAACTTGTATATTAATGATGGATGGAACTCTATGGACTAATGGTTATGGAGGAAGTCAGCAAAGAGGTTCTTTTGATACTAACACTTCCTATGCTTGGCATAGAAAAGGCACATACTCTTAGAAAGGATGGAAAATGTTACCAGATAAAGCACTAAAAATTTACAAAGTTTCTGAAGAAGACGCCAATAAAGTTGTTTCTGGACCAGTCAATAAAAAAGATTGGGTTTGGTCTGGAGGTTTTACGATTGAGGGTGTAGGTATGTATTGGTTTCAGGAAGGAACTGCAATGCCAAAACATAAGGATGATATAAAGCCTACGGCTGTTACCAAGCTAGACGAAGTTGCTATGCTTGCTACCAGCATTGGTATAGAACATTATCCACTTGCGTTAACTGACGAAAAAATTGCAGCCTTTAAAACTTGGGGGTACGATTTAATTAAAGAATACACTGACAAACAAGGAATCCACGAGGCAGCAGAGAAGTGGCTAAGCAGTCAGTAGAAGAGATTAAACATAAGTTAGCTTTAGTAAAAAAGCTAAAAAAAGATGATAGCTGGAAGTATCTTGAAAACGTAATGAAAGAAGAGATATTATCAGCTGCATACAGTCTTTCTAGTGATCCCTCTATCACACTAGAAGAACTGCATTGGAGGAGAGGTGCATTATGGGCTTCTCGTAAATTGATAGAGTTACCTTCTGCTCTAGAAGTCAAACTAGAGAATGAGCTAATGATGGAAACATTAGACGAGAAGGGAAAAAAATAACCGGACGCTTCGGCTTCCACAACACTCGCTACGGCTAGGAAGGAGAAAATAAAATGGCACTAAACGAAAAAGACAATCAGGCAATTGAGCAATTAGCATCTGAAAAACTAGGACAGGCTGAACAGTCTGTTGTAGACGCAGTTAACCAACAACAAGTTGCGGCTGGAGACCCAAATGTTGCGGGAAAAGACCTGACAAAAGAAACTGCAAAACAAAATCCTATTGAAAAACCAACACCACAGGAACAAGCTGCTGAAGCAGTATCTCCTAAAACAGAAGGTGATATGGCTAAAGAAGAGTCATTTATCAACGTTATGTTTGGTGAAGGGGATAACCGAACTCTGTCTGACAAACAGATCAAAGACACATACGATAGGTATAGAAACCTGAACTACAAACATCAAACTGAGATTGCTCCTATGCAACCAATCTTGGACTTCGCTAAGGCTATACAAGCTCAAGTAAAATCAGAAGGTGTTAACGCAAATGCAAGCGATATAGTTCAGTTCTTAAGTGCTGCATCGCAGGCTTATATGAAAAACCCAACAATGGGAGGTCAAACAGACCCAACTCCAGATACAATGGGTGTTCCTATAGGCGAGATTGAAAAAGATATGGCACAATGGGAAGAAGAAAACGCTATTACTCTTCCGCCCAAATATAAAGAAGCTGCACAAATGATGCAGAATCTACAAAATGAGAACCAAGAAATTAAAAAGTTGCTACAACAAGTGTCACAAAATGCACAAGGATTACAGCAAGGTGCACAAAGCAACTTACAAAATGCACAACAAGCTCAAGATATGGGGATGAGGCAGTTAGCCGCTAACAACCTAGATCAAGCACAGGCAAAATATCAGTTACCTGATGATATGCAAAATCAGTTCTTTGACTTTGCGTATGGTAGAGGGTACACAATGGAAGATTTTTTAGACCCTGCGTTAACTGATACAATAGTAGGAGATTTTAAAAATAATCTAAACAGCCCAGAAATGGCTCGTTTACAGGACATAGCGAAACGTAGACAAGCATTTACAGGCTCTTTAGGAGCAACACCGGGAGTGCCGGGCGATGCCCCCGCACCTAACCCAGATGAAACTTTCATCAATGATGTTGCGTCTAACTTTATGAAGAAACGAAATATGGGCTAGAACAAGGACGACACTTGGGCTACCTATGTAATAAATATTAATATACACGCTACGGCTTGTATTTGGACAACAGAACACAGATTTCGCTGTACGCTAATCGGTGGGATGAAGTCAAAGAAACCAACAACACGTAAACATTGCAACCAAATAGGAGGTTATTATGGCAGCAATACAAGGACTACGTGGGACGGGTCAATTTGGTACTGACTTTCGTCCTACAAATTACAGGGAGTTGTTTACTCTCCTAGAGCCAAATGGTACTGCACCGCTTCAAGCGTTGCTTGCTATGACTTCTAGTGAGTCAACTGACGACCCTAAGTACAACCATTTCAGAGATGAACTCCCAGAGAGGACTATCGTTGTAAATGGTGCATTAAATAACTCAGCTACTACTTTAACATTTGATAACGACTCTAATGATGAGGCGTTCATTGTTAAGGGTACTGTTCTTTACAATCCAGCAACTGGTGAGAACCTACTTGTTACTGCTGATTCTAACGTATCAGCTAACACAGTAGCCATCTCTAGGGGCTTTGGTGGATCAACTGCGGCGGCTGTCGCGGATGACCAAGAGATAGTGATTGCAGGTTTTGCCGATCAAGAAGGTGGAACATCTCCAACAGCTATTTCTTTTGATCCAACTGTAGACTTCAACTTCACTCAGATCTTCAAGACTGCTGTATCAGTATCAGGTACTTTGCAGAACACTTACTTGAGAACTGGTGATAAGGAGCAAGAGCAACTAACTAAAGCTCTTAAATTGCATATGGGTGACATTGAGCGTGCTTTCTTCTTCGGAAGCAGAGGCATAACTAATGGCTCTACTGCAACTCCAACTAGGTCTACTGGTGGTTTGTTCAGTATGATTACTAACGTAATTGACTGTGCATCTGCAACTGCATCTGCTAATAAGATGACTGAGAAAGAGTTTGATCAAAACTTGATTGAAACTATCTTCTCTCACGGATCTAACGAGAAAGTTGCTTTCTGCGGACCACGAGTTGTATCAAATATGATGGAGATTGGTAAGAACAGGTGGCAACCAACTCAGATTGACAATGCGTATGGTGTGGCTTTCACTAGGTACACTACTTTCGCTGGAGATCTATTGGTATATATGCACCCAATGTTCCGTCAAATCTCGGCTCTGTCTCAAGAAATGATTATCTTAGATATGAACCATTTGAACTATCGTTATATGGAAGGTAGAGATACCTCTCTTGTTAGAGATATCCAGAACAACGATTTTGATGGTGTGAAACATATGTATATGTCAGAGTGTGGATTAGAAATGACCCACTCTAAAGTTCACCACAGAATCAAGAACTGGTCTGCTTTAGCATAGGACGACACGTTCTAAGTATAATGTAAACTAAGGGTCAGGGTATTTAACTCTGACCCTTTTTTTTGGAGAAAAATATGACCGATAAAGACGTAAAAAAACAAAAATCAGCCACAAAAGCAAAAGCTACAAAAGCTAAAGCCGCTGCCCAAGAAGAGAAAGTAACTCTCGGAAAGACAGGCAGTAAGTGGGCTTATTATGTATCAGCCAACGAGGAGTCAGTTAAGTGGGATATGCACCTAGCTGGTAATATATATCGTGGCTTATGGAATGGAGATCATACTCACATTGTTTGGAGAATACCATCTGATCTAGCGGGAAGAATGGAAGCACACGTTTTCTTTGAACAAGGTAGGATTATCCGTGGAGATGTTGATTAATGTCAAGCTACACATCTACATCTTCAACAGGGAGTTATGGCAGTTCCTCTAGTAGTACTTCAACGTCTACTAGTGGGAACGGCAATCCAGCGACTAAAAAGACTGACTATAAAGATATGCCTAAGGTTACTGGTGAACCAACTAACCGAGACGCAGATAACAACGTTAGACCGGGTCCAGTAGATTTACGAAGAACTATTGATAAAGAAAAAGTCAGCGATAGTACAGATGCTACCCTAAAATTTTTAGATGAAAATATAGGTGATCGTAATAGATACTCAGCATCTAATCCTCATCTTGGTGAACCACACTCATCTCTACAAACATTAGCTTTCCAAGCTCTACGAAGATACGGAGATATGCACCCCGGTACTGTAGACGGCGAAGTTATTATGATGTTTGTTGAGTTTGCAAACCTAGTATTGGAAGATCTAAGGTCTCATCCATACTTTGATAATATTGAAATAGATTACTATACACATCCAACAGAAAATAGGGATGTTCCTGACCAAATTATGGTAGCAGGTTTATTGTACAATTATGCAGTACAACAACAAAGCAACAAAGTAGAAGCATATGGTCCTATGTATTTCCGTACTATGAATAGGATTTTGTATAATAGGAAGTTCGGAAACAGTAAAATAGAGTTGAGTCCTCACGATAGAGGATCTGCTAATCTCTGTGGAAATAGGGCTTATGATGCAGGGAGAAAGTAAATGTCAACAGCATACGCACCATCTGGTGTAAAGGTAAAGGTTTACCCGTACGAGGATTTCCAAGGTGTTGATGCGTCAAGAGATAAAGCTGCCCTAGATACAGGACAGAAACAACACTTACTCACAGTAGATAATGGTTTTGCAGATTGGCGAGGATCTATTGTCAGAGACCCCGGAGCCTCACAAAGAACTTCAGGTGATAGACTTATAAAACACGTTACGTTTTATGGTCGTAATAGACTTGTATGGGCACAAAAAGATGGAGGGGGTGTTTCATTAAAATCAGATGAAGATCACTTTGCAGAAGAAGTTTATCCTAAAAACAATGTTGTAACATCTACTCTATTTAACGATAACGTTATTTTTATGAGTAGAGATGAACCAATGTATCGTTATGATGGGTTGGGATTTAAAGAAATTAAAGCTGGGTCTAATCCAAGACCAGCATTTGGTGTCGCTATTCAAAGGCGTTTTGCAATTGCTGGAGCACCAGATAAAAGAACAACAATAGATATAAGTCGTGTAGACGAATTTGGTGTATTCCCAGATGATGAAGATGCGGCTGCAACAGCTGTAACAAAAGCGGCAGACATAAACGTAGCCAACATTATTGGTACTGCTGACGAGATAAAAGGGCTGGGTGTGTTTGAAAATAACAGGTTGGCTGTTTTTACTAACGATCAAACTGTTGTCTACTCATTACATCCAGACTACACACAATGGACAATTGACGATAAGGCTAACGTAAAGGTTGGAACTATTAGCCACAACACTATCACACCTGCTGGTTCAGACTTGATGTTTTGTTCTAGGGATGGTGTTCACTCACTAAGAAGGTCAGATACCAACGGGGTAACAATTTTCTCCATTCCTATGTCTAATAAAATTGATTTGACCTATAGAGAGTTAGTTAAACAAGTTAAAAACCCAGAGGATATCTCTGCGTTTTTTGATCAAGATGAAGGACAATACCACGTATTCTTTCCTATATCTGATCTATTATGCACTAGACTAACACTTACACTAAACCCTATGTCGGGTGGTGAAAGTAAATGGTCTACAGGAACTTTTCTCAATGCTATGAATGGCAGACAGCTAGGTGGTATCACTGTAATGGGTACTCCCGGTGGTGTTTGGGAAAGAGCTAGGATTGAAGACATAACTGACTTTAGTCCAGAGATGACTGTCACTACGCCAATATTATGGCAAGGTGCTATCAATGACGTAAAAGAAAGTTACTCGTTTATTCTTCAGGCTACAGGTAAAGGTGAGCTTACAGTAGAGGCTTTTGATGAGCGAGGAAGATACCTGAGTTCTATGGTTTTCTTGATAGAAGAGGACGGAGCGGACGACAAGTTCCCCGATGTTCCGTTATCTAGACAGTATGAAAGAAAATTTGAGCATCGTTACAGAGGTGTTCAATTTAAATTAACAACGAAAGGCAAAGGCTTGTTAAAAGTCATTGGCTTCGCAGTAACAGTTAGGACGGGATAATATGGCAAGACTTAGACAACAACACCCTCAAAATTATGTGTCTAGCGGTAACATCCACACAGATTTTGAGAATATCGTAAGATATATCAATGCTGCTGAGTTCGGTGACAAAACAATTGGAGAGCTTTTAGCAGTATTATTTAATTCAGAAGGTACGTTCCAAGGACCTATTGAACTACGTGTAGACAACGTTAATGGTCTACAATACAGGGTCGGCGTTTACGCTGGTGCTGATGACGGCTGGATTGACTTGATTGATATTTCAAGTTTGAGGGGTCCGGGCGGATCAAACGTAGGAACAGTTGAGGGACCATTCTTTTTCAATAGACAGGATAAACTAATTGGAACAGGGGTAGCCACTACATTTACCATTACTCAGGGCGGTAGTGGTTATACAAGTGCACCTACAGTTAGTTTCTCTGGACCACAGGCAACAGACGGAACTTCGGCATCAGCAACAGCAACAATAACGGCTGGTGCAGTAACTGCAATTACACTTACAAACGCAGGATCTGGATACACTTCTGCTCCAACTTTAACTATAACACCACCAACATCTGGTACACAGGCGACAGCAACCTGCTCTTTGGCAGCTTTGGCAGGGACAGCAAATGTTCTTTCTTATACCTTTGATGCCAACACAGAAGATGTTGTTGTTTATAAAAACGGACTTCTATTAGCTTTAGCGACAACAGGATCTGCCGCTGAATACACAACTAGCTCAGCTAACAACACCATCACTATTTCAACTGGAACTGGTGTAGCAGTCGGAGATAAGTTTAGTATATACAGCATACGTTCTCAGTCTGTAACAAACTTCCGTAGACAAGATACACAAATAACTTCATCTACAAACTCAGTAGCATTTGTCCACTCTTCGGACGAAACTCTACTAGTTTGGAGAAATGGTATTTTACAAGAACCCGGAGGTGGTGCTGACTACATTGCTTCATCTCAAACGGCAACCATTACATTTAATACTTCGTTAGCAACAGGAGATAAAATTGTAATTATTACAGTTGAAAACCAAGCACAAA